ATGGGCACTGGGCCGATGGGACCGAAGGGCGACCCAGGCACCGCCAGCTTCTCCGACGAGGTGCAGCAGATCAGTGTCCCGAGCCTGGCCGCGTCGCCGATTCTGTGCACGTTCGCTGCCGTGCTGAACGGCAACCAGGACATCGAATACGAGGTCATTCTTGACCTGCTGACGACGGGTGTCGCTGCACAATTCGCTTGCTGGGTGCAACCGCAGACCGGCTCTGCCGCGTTTACGACGTGGGTGGAGCAGTTCGCCTACACGGGCGACACCGGCCAAACGTTCACTAACAGCGTGCAGGGTAATGCCTCGATGACACCGTATGGGTTTGCGGTAGGTCATAACGGCTGGTCCAGCGGCGGGCGACTCCACGCCGAGGCGCGAATATCCGCGCTCATTATCAGCGGCCAGGGCGCTGCGAACGTGGGACGCACCGGCAACCACAACGGGGCGTTCGTGCCCAACGGGACCTCGGCCGACCACTACACGTTCCGAGGCAGTACCACTTGGTGGGACGCAGTTACGAACATCACGTCGCTGCGCATCGTTCTGCTCGGCACCAGCGGCGCGAACGTGGCGGGAGCCGCAACCGGTCGAGCCAGCTTGCGGATCCTGAGATGAGCGCTGAACAATGACCGTCATCGCGCAACTCGATCTCCAGCAAGACCCCGCTGTAGTTCTGATGCTCTACGACTACGCGAACGACCCGCTACCGCCGCACATGGTCGAACCCGAGTACGTGGACGTGACCGACGTGCACCCGATACCGCAGCCAGGGTTCACGTACGACGGGGAGACGTGGGCACCGGGGGTACCGCAGGCGCTTGAGGCAAACCGCCAGCAGGCCGCTGCGAACGCCCAAGCGGCCATCGCCGCGAATGAGGCTTACCTGGCGTTGGAGGCCCCTACGCTCGATGAGGTCCACGCGCAGGTGCTGACGTTGACCGCGCACGTCAACGCGCTGACCAAGCAGCGTCTGTATCAGTTCGATTCCGATCAGTACCCGTACATGGACGAGGGATTGCCCGGCTACCCGGCCCCGCCCGTTGACACGCCGCCCGTCGAGCCGCCAGGCGAGCTTGAGGCAACGTTCGAGTTCACGATCACCGGGAACACCGTCCAGTTCGACGCAAGCGGCTCAACCGGCCCGGTGGAGATCGCGCACTACGACTGGGACTTCGGCGACGACAAGGGATCGGCACCGGACGGCGGACCGACCGTCGAGTACGCCTACAACAAGAAGGGCACGTTCACCGTCTCGCTCGTTGTCACCGACGAGGATGGTGCCGAGGCCGGGACCGAGCAGTCGCTAACGATTATCTGAGAGGACGAACCGCATGCCGAAATACGCCGTTACCCTGCGACTCACAGCGGACGACCACGACGCTCTGCTCGCGCGAATCGCGGCGTGGGAGGACATGGCCGAGGAGGAGGGCGTGCTGTCCGTTGCTACCGAGCCCGAGTTCGTGGTGGTTCCACACGAGCTACGAGTCACTCCAACCACCCCGCTCGCCCCCTCGGAGCCGCCGCCGCCACCACCTGAAAGCTGATCGCTGTGAGTGCCATCGAACCAGACTCGCTCGACTACGAGCTACTCCCGCCAGACCCAGGGCTGATCAACCCGGACCTGGCGCTCGACGCGGCGCTCGCCCCCGTCGAGGAGATCGAAAACGACTCCCCGGCCCCGTTCGGGCGGTCGTGGCGGTTCGACTTCGTGGTCGGGCAGTTCGTTCGCGACGGGACCGTCCCGAAGGTCGTCTACGAACTCGACTCGCTGATCATGTGGGTCGAGAAGACGCTGCGCACCGCGCGCCTCGCGCACCCGATCTACTCCGACGAGTACGGCGTCGAGGGGGCCGCGACGTTCGAGCCCGTCGGGCGGCAACTCGATGAGGAGATCCTGAACGAGTACCAGGACGCGCTGACCGAAGCGCTGCTGATCCACGACCGGATCGTGTCCGTCGAGAACTTCAGCTTCGACCAAGACCCGTTTGAGGAAACGCTCCAAGTGTCCTTCACAGTGATGGTGGACGCGGCCCCGCCGTTGCAGCCGCAACCGCTTGAGTTCTCCGACATGCCCGTAGGACCATGACCGACCTAGCCGATTTCACAGAGTTGTTCTCCGAAACGCTCGCCCGCGTGCGAGCCCGTCTCGACGCTGACGCGAACGCGGGGCTTACGCAAGACGACCCCGACTGGGTTGATACGCGAGAGGGCGGCTTCTACTTCGACGTGACCCAGCCGCCGGCGATGGAGATGGCAAGGCTGTGGGATGCGATGACCGAGGCCGCAGCAGCGGCGTTCCCGTCCACCGCGTGGGGCGACTACCTGGACGAGCACGGCGCGACGGTCGGACTGACCCGCTCCCCGTCGCAGCCAGCGGCGGGGCAGTTGGTGTTCGTCGCAACGGCCCCGGTGCTGATCGCGACCGGGACGCAGGCGTCGTCGGTCGCGACGACCACGGGTGACGTGATCACCTTCCAGACGACCGACGGCGGAACGACGTGCCCGCTGCTAACAACCCCCGCGAACGTGCAGGTATCCGCCTCGCAGACAGGCGGGCATTTGGTCGCCGGAACGCGCTACTACCACGTCACCGCGCTCAACCAGTTCGGAGAAACGCTCGCTTCGCTCGACCAGGCGGCGATCACCTCCTCGAACGTGGGGCAGAACACGATCACCTGGCAGGCGGTCAGTGGCGCGTCGAGCTACCAGGTGTACGTGACGACAGTCCCGGCGACGGCCGGGCAGCTTGTCGGCTCGACCGTCGGGACGACGTTCATCGACAACGGCACGATCACCCCGTCCATCCTGGAGCCGACGCTGAACACCACCTCCGGCATCGTGCTCGACGCTCAGGCAACCGCAACAGGCACCGCTGGCAACGTATCCGCCGGAGCGATCACGTCGCTCGACACCGTTCTCGCGTCGGTCTACTCGGTCAACAACCCGGCCGCGTTCGAGGGCGGGCAGGACGACGAATCAGACGACGACTTCCGCACCGAGATCCTCGGCGAATACCAGGGCACCTCTGGCGGCGGCAACGCAGCGGACTACCGACGTTGGGCAGTCAGCCAGGGCATCGAGCGTGCGTCGGTGATCCCCATCTGGAGCGGTGCCGGGACGGTGATGGTCGTGATCATGCAAGCCGACGGCTCCCCGGTGCTGGCGTCCGAGGTCACCGCCATCCAGAACTACCTCGACCCGGTCCAGGGGCAAGGGCAGGGGCAGGCCCCGATTGGCGCGAGCGTGACAGTCACGACCTCAACGCTGCTGATGGTCCAGATCGCCTGCTACGTGACCCCGGTGTCCGGCTACTCGCTCGATGGGAAGAACTCGACCATCGCGTATCGCCAGTCGATCTACAACGCGCTCACGGCCTATCTGAACAGCCTCGGGCCGGGCGACGTGATCGCCTTCGAGCATGTCCAGGCGTGCTTCTTTGTGCCCGGCGTTCTGAACATCAGCGGCACGGTCGTCAACGGCCAGAGCAGCGGCACGATCCAGTTGTCCAGCAGTTCCTCGCCGCAGGTTGCACGGCTCGCAATCAGCCCGCCGACCTGGCCGAATCTCACCGAGCCGTAGGAGAGCGCATGAGCTACGTCACAGGCAGACCGCCGTACAACACCCCAAACTTCGGCTTCCCGCTCCCAGGTGGCACCAGCCTGGCGGACTACATCACCTACACCGAAGCGCTCGCGAACGCCATCGACACGGCGATGCAGACGATGCAGAACACCCTCAACCCGATCAACGCCGCCCAGCCAACGTACGTCGCGAACCTACCGACCACCAACCTCGTGGACGGCCAAGAGGTCTACTACCAAACGTCAGCGATGGCGAACAACGGCCAAGCGTGGCATCTGCGCTACCGCGCGGCGGCACCCGCCTCGACCCGCTGGGAGTACCTCGGCGGAGCGCCCATCGACCAGGTCGTGCCAGGCGGCGCAGGCGGAGGCGGGTACGCCGGGCCGCTCGCGTCCGGCCTGAACCCCGTGCCGTCCGGTCCGAGCGTCGTCGTGCCGCGACCCGGCGACTACATCTTCAACTTCGGGGCGGTGATCCAGTCCGCGTTGGTAGGGACGGTCAACGTCGGGATCGACGGCGGCGGGATCGCGTCGAACGCCGCGCCGATGATCCAGTTCTCGATCAACACGGCGGGGGCCACGTTCCGCACCGCCTCGCTATCTGTCCGGCGCAACGTCAGCGCCGCGAACGCAACGCTGGCGATGTTCGCCACCGCCACCGGCACTGACGTGACCGTCGGTGCTCGCTACCTGAGCGTCACCCCGATCAGGCTGGGCTGATGCCAGCGGTAGCGCTGACCCCGGCCGCAACTGCCGCCACAGCGGCCGTTGGGACAGTCAGAACCACCGCGCCGCTGACCCCCACGGCGCAGGCTCTCATGCGGGCGCTGAACCAAGTCGGCGTTCCGGCGATACGGACACCGAGCCCGCAGACATGGGACAACCTCGCGAGCCTCGGCACCTGGGACTACGTCGCCCGGCTGTACGCCTCCTGGGACGACCTCTACTTCAACCGCCAGCAGCCCGTACCAACCCCGCCGATCCCAGGGCCGCAGGCGGGCGTCACACCAGACCTCGCAGGGCTCAGCCTGGCCGGTGCCTACCAGGCGGGGCTCGCGGCCGGGTACACCAACTTCCAGGTGGTCGCCTACCGCCAGGCGTACATGAGCAACCCGGAGTTCCTGTACCTGGAGGCCGCGCCCGCCGTCGGGTACGTCGCGCAGACCACCTCGCCGGGAACCGGCGGCGGCGGAAACCCAGGGCCGAACACGCCGCCGCAGGGGTCGTTCTTCACGTTGCAGCCAACCCCCGGCGTCGCGGACCAGAGCCCTAACCCAGGCACTCCCGTCGCGACGAACGGGACGTTGTCCTTCGTGTTCCAGGTTGGTGACGACCGCCCGGAGCCCACTGACGTGCAGGGCTGGGCGACCGACGGCCCCGACGCCCAGTCGGGAACGTGGGTGTACTGGCGGTACTCGTTCCCGGCGAACAACGTGCCGCCCTCGTTGCAGGACAGCATGAACGTCTACAACACCCCGCCGATGACCCCGGTGGACATCACCAGCGTGGAGTGGCCGCTGGTCGCCCAAGACCCGCTGGTGATCTTCACCGCCCCGCCGCCGCTGGCACCCGAAGACCTGCTCAGCGAGGTGCCGCCGTTCGAGCAAGGCAGCTATGAGATCGCGGCGGTGTTGCGTGTGCTCGCCAACGAACTCGCGCGGATCGACGCGGCCCAGCAGGCGCTGATACAGCAGTGGTTCCCATCGAGCGCGGACGTGCTGCTCGCAAGATTCGAGGCGATGCTCGGGCTGCCAGAGGAGCCGCAGTCCGCGACGGGCATCCCCGTGCAGTTGTCGGTGCGGCGCAACCTGGTGCTCGCGTACATGCAGCGACTGCGAACCGAAGGAACAGGGCTTGACTGGATCGCGAGCATGAACGCGCTCGCGGGCAGCGCCTGGAACTACCAGGAGCACAACCCCGCCGACCCAGCGTCTCCGCCTGCGTACACCATCGCCGTGAACATCCCGCAGGTGTTCGCGACGGTCGGCTGGAACTACGTGCGGGGCATCACCCCGGCGCACATCGCGATCACCGAGGGCTACACGGGCGGCTGGCTCGTGGGGATCGCCGATCTCGACCAAGACAATCTGTGACCCCGCCCACCTTCGACCATAGGCTTCAACTGTGAAACACCGGCAACTCACCTACGGGCATCCGGTGCCCCAGAGTTTCTTCGACGCCTTCGAGGAGTTCATCTCGACGCTCGCCCCGAACTTCGTGCTGTCGATTCCACAGGGCTCAAACAACCAGGTGCAGATCGTCGCGGGTAGCGGCAACGCGCAGGTGGGAATCGGGATCGAGGGGCTGTGGCGATACATCAGCGCGACGATCAACACCCAGATCACCGGCTCGGCGGGCACCTACGACCTGTTCGTCACCTGCCAGGACAACAACTTCGTGACGAACCCCAGCCCACCGCCGCCCGAATCCGACAACACGAGCTACGCCTTCAACCTGACCGCCGTCCCGACCGGCCAAACCCCGACCGGGGTGCCGCACTCGCGGCGAGTTGGGCAAGTCGTCACTGACGGCACTCGCATCCTCGCGCTACGCCAACTGCTCGGCGAGGTGGACGGCCAGCAGCTTCTGCAACCCGGCATGATCCAAAGCACCGCCGCCGCAACCGTCCCGCCCGGCTGGCTTCTGTGCAACGGGGTCGCGGTGTCGCGCACCACCTACTCGGCGTTGTACGCCGCGCTCGGTGGACCGAACTCACCGTGGGGGCAGGGCGACGGCTCCACGACCTTCAACGTCCCAGACCTCCGGGGCAAGGTGCAGGTCGGCGCGGGTGCGGGTCCTGGGCTCACAAGCCGCTCGCTGGCAGGGTCGGGCG